TCATCTAAGATGGATTCACAATATATGCCCGTGCCATACAATATAGATTTCTCTTTATTTGTAATGGCAAAAAGTGGTGATGATGCCTTACAAATTATAGAACAAATTTTACCTTTTTTTCAACCAGAATATACAATTACAGTAAATGATAATTTGGATATGAAATCAAAAAGAGATATACCTATTGTTTTAACAGGTCTTGATTATGAGGACAATTATGAAGGTGATTTTACAACAAGAAGAGCAATTGTTTACACATTATCTTTTACTGCAAAGTTTTATTTGTATGGTCCTGTTACTTCACAATCTGTTATTAAACAAGTTCAAGTTGACCAATATACAGATTTACCTGATGCATCTCCTAAAAGAGAACAAAGATATGCTGTTACCCCAGAACCAACATCTGCAGAGGCTGATGACAATTTTGGGTTTAACGAAACAACTTCTTTTTTTGAAGACGCCAAAAATTTTAATCCAGAAACTGGACTTGACGAATAGATAAATAAGAGTAGGAGAATTAAATGCCAATAAGAACAATCGTTGATAGAGCAATAGAATCAGCAGAACATGGTAATGGTGGTATTTTATTAAATGGAACAGATGGTTCATCTTCAAATGCTAATAGTTTTTTAGTTTTAGATGCTAGTAAATCTGCTACGATTGATGTAAATGAAAAAATTGAATTTGAAAAAGAAACTATTGCTGAAGAAAATATTGAAAAACAAACCATAGTTGATTTTAAAACAAATTTTGATGCGATAGAATTAGAAAACGAAGATGGGTTTTTATTAATGGATTCTTCTGCATCAGGTGTTGATATAGAAGATAGAATTGTTTATGATGCAACATTTGTAGACAGAGTAGGATTATTTAATATTAACACTTTAGGTTCTGGTGGCACTGCACTTAAAGTAAATACAGGTGCTACTGGATTTGAGTTTGGTTCAGCCGGAACTCATGAATTATTAGAAACAACAACAATATCCACAAATACTGGCAATGTTACATTTTTAGATATGAACACTAGAGGGTTCAATGTTTATATGTTTGAAGTAGAGTGTATGCGACCACAAACTGATAATACAAAACCATCTTTAGTTGTTGCTGGTACAGATGGAACGATTGACACAGGAAGTATCTATAACTATTGTGCAAAAGGTCATACCTCTTCTGCCTCTGATATTGATAACGGAAACAATACGGCGGTTGCTTATAGAATTTTTGGTGATTCAGTTCAAACAGGAAATGAAACAGATGAGGGTTGTAGTTTTAGAATGTATATGTATAATGCAGCCGATTCAGTAAAGTTTACACAATTTCATTGTCAAGGTATTTCAGTTGGTTCAAACTATTGTGTTGCAATGACAAGTGCTTGTAATGTTTATGAGGCAAGTGTTGTAACAACAGCTGTAAGATTTTTGTTTAATTCAGATAATATTGCCGCTGGAACATTTAAATTATATGGAGTAAATTAATGACAAGATATAAAGTAGAAGTTAGAAAAGGTCAAACTGTTAGAGTTCCGTATACAACTGAAGAAGAAACTGCAAGAGATGTTGAAGAAAAAGCATGGAGTGATGGCACTGCTTCAAGAAGAATGACAGAATTAAGAAAACAAAGAGATGTATTACTTGCTAAAACAGATTTTTATGCTTTAGGTGATGTAACAATGAGTGATGAAATGAAAACATATAGACAATCTCTTAGAGATATAACTTCTCAGACACCTACTGATGATGCATTGAGTAATATTAATTGGCCTACAAAACCTTAAAGGACAATGATATATGACACAGACAAAGATAGGAAAAGATGTCTTAGATAATTTAGTATCAACAGACAAAATTACTGATGGTTCTGTTACGACATCAAATTTAAATCCTAGTGTTTTTACAGATATTACTGGACCTCAATTATCAGATACTTTAGATTTATCTAGTAAGACTCTTACTTTTTCAACACCACAATTAACACCTCAAATACCAACAGCAGGTCAAGATGAAAATGCATTTAATATCGGTCTATTAGGATTTAAACAAGCAGTAAGTGAAGGTCTCACTATCTTTAATTTAGTAGATGGCGTTGTTGACGAATTTCATGACGAGGGAGGTGTAGACACACCAGAAAATTCAAATGCAGCTTATGATTCATCAAGTGATTTTTATAGTAATCAATCAGGCCCCAATCCTGTTCCAGCAAGCACTGAGAATACATCATATACTTCCGGTACAGGTGACTATACAGCTGATTCTGATACAACAGCAATAAATGTTCTAGTTATTGCTGGAGGGGGTGGTGGTGCTACAAATCAAAACTCTGCTGGTGGGGGCGGTGGTGCTGGTGGTAGAGTTTTTACCCCAAATCTTCCTGTTACTGGTGGGGGAACATATGAATATGTCGTTGGTGCTGGTGGAGCTGCAGGTGCAGCCCCAATGGTTAATGTAGGTGTCGTAGGTTCTAATTCTACTTTTGCTGGTACCACTACTGCTGTCGGTGGTGGGTATGGTGCAGCTGGAACTGGAGTTGCTGCTGGAAATGGCGGCTCTGGGGGAGGCGGTGGTGCAAGAGGTACTGCTGGTGAGGGAACAGCTGGTCAAGGTAATGATGGTGGTGGTTCTGGTCCAGGTGATGACGGAAAATCTGGAGGTGGGGGAGGGTCTGGTGCCGTTGGTGCTATATCTCCTCAAAACAATTATGGTGGTGCTGGAGGTGCAGGTACAGCAGATACAATAGCAGATGGTTCAACCTCGGTAACAAGAGCTGGTGGAGGAGGAGGCGGAGGTGCTTCTGGTCCTGGTGGAGCTGGTGGTTCTGGTGGCGGTGGTGCTGGTGGTACAACAACTTCTTCTAATGCGACAGCTGGTACAGTAAATACTGGTGGTGGCGGAGGAGGAAGTGGTGGTAATGGTTCTGCTTCTGGTACAGCAGGCGCTGGTGGTTCTGGTATTGTTGTTGTTCAAAAATTAACTTCATTAACAATAAATACATCTATGACTTTAATATCAGATACATTTACTGCTAGTGCAACACCAAGTAAAGCAAGAATAGTGGTGTTCGCAGAATTACCAGATGGCACAGGTGATTTTACAGTTTCTGTAACTAGAGATAATTCAACATATAATGCTGCCACATTAACAGATGAAGGTTTTCAGGCAGGGTCTTCTGGTATTAAGATATTTTCAGGTAGTACTCCACTCACAGGTACAGGTTCACCACAAGTTGCTTTGAGATGGAAGATAGTGGGGTCGTCATTAACAGGTAATAATAAAATACACGGAGTATCATTACAATGGGCATAAAAAATGAGTAATAAAACAAAATTAACAGATGAAACTTTAGGTAATAATACAATTACAGGTCCTAATCTTGCACCTGCAAATTTGACAGATGCAGACATTAGTCCAAATGTGGGGTTAAATATTACTACACCTAATCTTGCAAGTTCTTTAGATTTATCATCAAAATCATTAACACTACCTAATTCATCTTTAGCACCCTTTACAGTTAATTCTGCTACTCAAGCATTTAATATTGGTTTATTAGGATTTAAACAAGCAGTTAATAATGGACTTACAGTTTTCAATTTAGTTGATGGTGTCGTAGATGAATTTCATGATGAAACAGGTATTGATACACCAGAGAACTCTAATGCGAGTTATGATTCAACTGATGATTTTTATGGTAACCAATCATCTCAAAGTATTGAATTATTATTAACTACAAATAATGCATTTTTTTCAAATCCATCTCATGCACCATTAGTTACATATAATGCACAAGTTGTTGGTGCAACAGAAGCACAAGCAATGGCAGATACAACGGCACCTGGTTCAATGGATTCTGACGATAATTACTACAAAGCAATGCAACTAACAAGTTTTGCAACTGTTACTTGGCCTGCAGTAGCAACTGAAGTTACTGCAACAATAGTCGGTGGTGGTGGTTCTTCCCTTTATGCACCAGTTAATCATAGTGGTGCTGGTGGTGCAGTCAAAGCCACAATTAGCGACCCAGAAATGGCTAGTGAAACTTGGGATATTATGGTTGCTGGTGGTGGTTATGTAAGTGATGGTGAGGGAAATCCAAACTCTCAATATCCTACTGGTGGTATTGGTGGAGGAGGTATGGGAGTTCACTCAGCAGGCGGGGGTGCATCGGTTATTTTTAATGGTGAGGCAACAATTAACCCAGGCGTTTTTTATGGTGTTGATGATACTGCTCCATCTCCATTTTCAAACCCTTATGGTTCTCCACCTCAAGGTATTGGTTATGGTGGAACTGCAACACCTGGTTCTGCACCTAAAACTGTTCTTGCAATCGGTGGTGCAGCTTCAGAAGTAAATAATGCGGAAGAAGAAGGATATATAAGTGGTGATTTTAGTCAAGGGCGAGATGGTAGTGGTGGTACAAGTAATCCAAGAGTAAACTATCCACAAAGTCCTGGTTATCACGGAGGTGGTGGTAGAGGACCAACAACTCCTTTTGACCCTTCTCCTACTACTCCTGCTGTTGGTGGAATGGGAAGTGGACAAACTGGTTCAAACACTGCAGGTGGTGATGGAGTAAATTGGCCACAACAATTTTTTAGAGGTGCTGGTGCATATAATCCTCCTTCTCCTGGTCAATATGAAATGGGAGGCGGTGGCTCTGGTTATAGAGGCGGCGGCGGTGGTTACAATAGTGGTGCAGGTCAAACTGGTAAATCTGGAGCAGGAGCTGGATTTCATGATACATCAATAGTTCCAGCACCTTCAATTACAAATGCACCTAATCCATATCCACAAGCATCAAGTAATAGTGAATCTGCATTTAAAACTGATTTATATCCTACATTACCAACAAGTGGAAAATCTTTATTTGATACAAATGCACCTGAGGTTGGTGATGGTTCTAATGATTCAAAATCTGGGGACTATCCATTAAACGGTTCAGATGGTGCAGTATTTTTACAGTTTCAAGGACAAACCACTAATTCATCTATGACTTTAATATCAGATACATTTACAGCACTATCTGTTCCGACAACTGCAAGAATTGTTGTCTTCGGAGAATTACCAGACGGTACAAGTGATTTTACAGTTTCTGCAACCAGGGACAATACTACATTTAATACTATAACATTAACTGATGAAGGATTTCAGGCAGGGTCTTCTGGTATCAAAATATTTACAGGTAGTACACCACTCACAGGAACAGCATCGCCTCAGGTAGCATTAAGATGGAAAGTAGTAGGGTCGTCATTGACAGGTGCTAATAAAATTCATGGTGTGGCATTGCAATGGGCATAACAAATCAATATCTAGGTAATCCTAATTTAAAAAAAGCATTTGTAACTCAAGAGTTCACAAAAGAACAAATACTTGAGTTTCAAAAATGTATGAAAGACCCACAGTATTTCATAGAAAAATATATTAAAATTGTTTCTTTAGATAGGGGTCTTATATCCTTTGATATGTACCCATTTCAAAAAGATATGGTGGGCACTTTTCATAATAATCGTTTTTCTATTTGTAAACTACCAAGACAATCTGGTAAGACTACAACTATGGTTTCTTATATATTACATTATGTTTTATTCAACGAAAGTATGAATGTGGCAATACTTGCAAACAAAGCTGCGACTGCAAGAGATATATTGTCAAGATTGCAACTTGCATATGAAAATTTACCTAATTGGTTACAACAAGGTATCATGTCATGGAATAAAGGTAGTCTAGAATTAGAGAATGGTTCACGAATAGTAGCATCTTCTACTTCATCAAGTGCAGTTCGTGGTGGTTCTTATAATATGATATTCTTAGATGAGTTTGCATTTGTACCTACAAATATTGCAGAAGAATTTTTTAGTTCAGTTTATCCTACAATTTCATCTGGTCAATCAACTAAGGTAATTATTGTATCGACACCAAATGGCATGAATATGTTTTATAAATTATGGATTGATGCAGAACAAAAAAAGAATAGTTATATACCAATAGATGTACATTGGTCAGAGGTGCCAGGCAGAGATGAAAAATGGAAAAAAGAAACGATTGCAAATACAAGTGAATCTCAATTCGCAAAAGAATTTGATTGTGAGTTTTTAGGTTCTCAAAATACACTCATTGCTGCCTCTAAAATTAGAACAATGCCATCAAGAACACCATTACAATCAAATAGTAGTGGGTTAGATATTTATGAAAAACCAATTAAAGAACATACTTATGTTTTAGTTGCTGATGTTGCAAGGGGTATTCAAGGAGATGCATCTGCATTTGTTGTAATAGATGTATCACAAATACCATATCGTTTAGTTTGTAAATATAAAAATAATCAGATAAAACCAATGTTGTTTCCTCATGTAATTAAAGATGTTGCAAATGCATATGAAAAAGCATTTGTCATGGTTGAAGTCAATGATATTGGCGACCAAGTGGCTAATGCATTACAATTTGATTTAGAATATGAAAATTTAATTATGGCATCAATGAGAGGTCGTGCAGGTCAAATTGTTGGTGGTGGTTTTAGTGGTGGTAAAGCACAACTTGGTGTCAGAACAACAAAGGCAGTAAAAAAATTAGGGTGTTCTAATTTAAAAACTATGATTGAATCAGATAAAATTATTTTAGAAGATTTTGATATAATCTCAGAGATGTCAACATTTATTCTACATGGTTCTTCTTTTCAGGCAGAAGAAGGACATAATGACGATTTAATGATGTGTTGTGTATTATTTGGTTGGTTATCAGGACAAACTTATTTTAAAGAATTAACAGATAATGATATTCGTGCTAGATTATATGCAGAGAATCAAAATCAAATGGAACAGGACATGGCGCCTTTTGGTTTCTTTGATGATGGCATAGATGACCCATTTGAACCAAAGGGTGAAGTTGACGAATATGGAACGAGATGGTCTACTGTTGTCAGGACTCATGATACAAATTGGTAAATTCTTCTTCATCAATTAAATCATTATCTTTTTTAATATAACAGTTCTGACATACTATAACTTGTTTTTCAATAATGTCAAGTATTTTTTTTCTTGACTCTTCATTTAAACCTTGTTTACTAGAATCAGAACGAATCTTTCTATCATCTGGATAAAATTTAAGACAGACTAATTCAGATTCACCACAATACTTACAAGACTTTTCTGTTAATTGTTTATTCACCCAACTATGTCTAAGTCTTCTATGTCTTCTAGCAACCTTACGAATTGTGTTTCTGTATTTTTGATAGTGTTCACTCATACATCTATTTATATTTTAAAAGTGTATAAAACACATAATCTTAAAATCATTTTTTTATAAATATTAATAACTAATGAATTTAAAACTAAAATAGAGGAGTATTAATATGGGATTTCAAGTTTCTCCAGGCGTACAAGTCAAGGAAATTGATTTAACAAATATTGTCCCTGCTGTTGCAACAACTATTGGTGCTGTTGCTGGTGCCTTTCAAAAAGGACCAGTTAGTGAAGTTACTCAAATTAGTTCAGAACAAGACTTAGTAAGAATATTTGGTCTACCACAAGATACAAGTAATCAATACGAAGACTTTTTTACTGCTGCTAATTTTTTACAATATACAAACACATTAAAAGTTGTGAGGGCGGAAAGTGCCATACTGAATGCTGATTCAGACGGAACAGGAATATTAATTAAATCAACTACAAATTATCAAGAAAGTTATAGACCTAATTTATCATTAGGTTCTGCTAATGCAAGTGTTGGTGCATTTACAGGAAGAACTGCTGGTATACATTCAAATGGTATCAAAGTTGATATTTGTACTAAAAACACATTTTCACAAAATTCAGCTAAACAAGTAAACGATGGTAGTGCAGCTATTGGTGATACAACAATCACTCTTGATGCATTTGCAACTACTGATTTTGCAGTTGGTCAAATCATAGAATTTTATTCTGATTCAGGTCGTACAACTTTTGCTACAGGTCACGAGGGTGTTAGATATGAAATATCTGCTCTTGATGCATCAGCAGAAACAATAACTATCAGACAGTTAGATGACCCTGCTGGTAAGGGTTTAATCGCAGCTTTAGCAGATGATTCTTATATCACAAAATATTGGAGATTCTTTGATTTATTTGATGGTGAACCAGGAACTTCAGAACATGCAACTGCAAGGGGTATCTCAGAAGATGAAATGCACATCGTAGTTTATGATTCAACTGGTGGTCAAACTGGTTTTGATAACGATACAGCAGGTAATAGAACAAATTCTGTTATTGAAACATATGCTTTCGTATCAAAAAATCCAGAAGCAGTAGATTCCTCTGGTAATAACTTATTTTATGTAGATAGAATCTATTCAGAGTCACAATTTGTTTATGTGACAAATCACCCATCTGCAATGAAAGATGGTTCTGGTGATTGGGGTATCGTTCTTAAATCAGATGCTTCAGTTCAAAGTGTAACTGCATATAACTTATTAGATACT